GAATTGCCAGGGTCCGAGATGATGTCTTTCTGCTCCTGGGATAAGGCACCTCTTGTATATTTCCGCAGACCGGAAGGGATACTTATCTTTGAAGCCTGGTTATCAATAGCCAGGTCCATTTCTACCTGAGCATATTTATACAGCATATTCAGAATAATCTTGTGTTGCTGAACAGTCTTTTGCGCGTATGACTTGGCAAGCTCATTGATGAACTGCTGAAGCTCTCGCGCAGTTATGGTGTTGATAGGTTTGCTGCCGAACTTCTCAACGATGCGCTTAAGTGGCGCATTGTATGACCGGAGAGATCCTTCCCGGACCTGCTTCCAGTGTTCCTCCTGCCAGGCATCCGCAACAACTTCAAGAGAAGGGAGCGCAGCTGCTTCCTTCTCATATGCCAGGATCTTCAGCATTACGTCTTGCTTTGTCTTTGCGCTGAAAACTTTGCGCTGTCCGCCTATGGTGATTTGTTTCCGCCATAGGCGTTTTTCTTTATCATAATAAAAATCACTTCTGCGTGCCATTTTACTTTTGAGCTTCCTCTCTCTCTTTCTTTAGGAGCATCTCTGCGTATTCAAGAACTTTGTTCTTGCCGGAGAGTGACAATGCATTATAGATATGTATCATTTCTTCATCTCCGATGTGTATTTCAACTTCTGAGCCTAACAGATAATCAGGACTAACTAACAACGCCTGGGAGATCTTGAAGATGTTGCCTTGCTTTGCTTCATATTGTCCGGACAGATACCGGGAGATAGTGGCTTCTGATATGCCTGTCATCCTTGCAAGCTGAGCTGCGGAAACGTTTTTTGAATCAATTAGGACCTTTAACCTTTTTCCAAATTCTGTCATGATAGCACCGCCTTTCGACATGATTATATCACAACTTGCGGAAAATCAAAAATATTCTTGCGAAAATAACAAGAAAAGTGTTGACTTGCCATAACGTAAGCCTTAAAATTAGAAGTGCCAAGAGAAATATAAAGTGAAGGAGATACTAAAATGACAAAGGCAGAGAGAATTTTCAAGGAAACAAGATGGGAGTGCAGACGCCACATCAACACATGGGGATTTGAAGAGATAGGTTTTAACGCAGTAGCAACAAAAGATAACGAGAGCGTTTCAACAAGGACGCTCAATGACCTCGATAAGGTTTATAACAAAGCAGTCAAATCTTTAATGACAGATTACAAGCTTGGAGTCATCGATAAGGAAAAGGCAACAAAAGAAGCGCAGATACTCAAGATGGTAAGACTTACAATAGATAACGAAAGAAAGAATTTAGCCAACTGATGAGTCTTTGAGAATTAAGACGAAACTCCCCGGCGGGGAGTCTTGGTATTACTGAAGAAAGGAGAAGAACATGGAGTTTGACTATTCCAAATTGTTGGGCGCCATGAGAGAGAACAGAGTGACTCAAGCGGATCTTGCCAGTAAGCTGGGAATATCCGAAACATCTCTGCGCAACAAACTTAAGAATCGTGCTGAATTCAGGACGAAGGAAATGTATGCTGCCAAACTGTACCTCAACTTGCCCAACTACGAAGATTATTTTTTTTCAACCAAACTTGCGAAACCGTAAGTACAAATCAAAAAAGAACATCTCCAACGCGACAAAGGAGATGCTCTTCAGAAGAAAGGAGTACTCATGAATACCCTAAAAAATGATACCATACTTGGCCTTGAAAGGAAATACTGGTATCGCAGAATCGCGTTCATCTATCTGCCTTTTGTGTTCATCTTCCTGGAAGTATACACATTCGTTGTGAACTTCCTGCTGGCACTTGGCCTGAGGTAGGAGGATACACATGGCAAAGAAGCCGGACAGAATCACCAGGACAGCTGTGAGGAGATTCCTGCTCAGCAATCCATCGGTAGAAGGGATGCATTTGGCTGACCTTCAGGTGCATCAGGACATAGATCTCGCATATGCGGTGATGATTTCGCGGAATCATATTGTGTATGAGATTGACATGAAATGGGAAGACGGACAGGTCCGCATCATTGATATGGATATCCTGGTCAAACAGAGTGAGAAGCCTGAGAGGTTTCAATTTATGGGAAAGGAATTCAGATGATGACGCAGAATGATTTATTTTCAGGACTGATTCTGCTTGCAGGAGCATTAGCAGACGAGGTCGACAAATTCAACCAAACACCCGGCTCGATAATGGTGGAATCCGTCAGCGGATATGACTATTCCGGCGGATGCATAAGGCTCCGCTCCGGGATCCATGAGATAGCTGAGAGATTCGGAACGCCAGTGAATCAGTTAGGCATGACATACAGCACAGAAGTGCTGGGTGTGTATATTGTTCAGTATAAGGAGGATACTGATGAAACTTTACGAAATACCGATGGAGATTGATGCTCTGATAGATCCTGAAACAGGGGAGATAACAGACACCGAGAAGCTCCATGAATTAGTCAGCAGATACAACAATGGTGTGGAGTGGCTTGCGCTTGAAGTAAAGAATTCGCTTGCTGAAGCAGAAGCATTGAAGCATGAGAAAGATTCTTTTGCACAGCGCGAAAAAGTGGCTTCTAACCGCGCAAAAAATCTTAAGAATTATCTTGCCTTCTTATTACAAGGGGAGAAATTCAAGACAGAAAAGGTGGACATATCCTGGCGTAGATCCGAACAGGTGCAAGTGGATGACGAGAACTTCACGCTCTGGGCAAAGGAGCATAACGCATTCCTGCGCTGGAAGGAACCGGAAGTGGATAAGGTCGCACTGAAAGAAGCAATAAAGAACGGTATCGAGGTACCGTATGCAGCACTGGTGGAGAACCAGTCAATTCAAATCAAATAAGTTTAACGGAGGGATTAAACTATGAGTTTTTTATTAACTAACACATCATCAGGCAAGAAAGAGATACTGGAGCCTGACTACTATACCGCAAGATGTTACGGTGTCATCATCACCGGCACATCATTCAACCAGCGTTTCGGAAACACGCAGACAAAGGTCACATTCCTTTGGGAGCTGCCAACGGAACTGCTCACGTTTGAGAGAGATGGTGAAACGGTGACAATGCCGAGAAGCATCAGCAAATCATTCACATTATCCATGAATGAGAGAGCGACACTGAGGAAGAATCTTGAATCCTGGATAGACAGACCGTTCGCACCGGAGGAGCTGAGCGCAGGAGTGGACATCAGCAAATTCTGCGGAAGCGCTTGCCGGTTAGCTATTGGCCAGGCACAGAAGCAGGACGGTGACAAATACAACACCGTTGACAAGGTCGTAAGGCTGAAGGACGGGAAATGTCCGTCACTATACAACGACAAGTTACTATTCGACATTACTGACTGTGAGCAGGATCTGACAGAGATAGAGAAGCTTCCTGCATGGATACAGGACGCAATACGCAAGAGTGATGAGTATCAGATGCGTATGTATCCTGATGAATACGATGATGCTCCGGTAGAAGCAGAAGACCAGGATTTTCCATTTTAGAGAGGTGAACGATGGCAGAAGAGATGAAGATAACCAATCTTCGGTTGAACGTATCATTCCTGAATGATTCAGCGCTTCTGTCTGATGAGGAGCTTGGCAGACTTGTGAGGTACGGTCTGCATTACGTCAAAGGTGATGCAGACTATGCCATGCTCAAGGGTAACGAATACTTCCTGGCACCAACTATCGAACGGTATGCATCTGAAGATAATGAACGGTATGTTCAAACCTGTAAGAACAACAGACGGAACATACAGAAGAGATGGGATAAGAGTAAGGATACGACCGTATACGACCGTATACAAACGTATACGAACGATACCAATACCAAAACCAAATCCAATACCAATACCAATATAAAGAGAGAGAGGAACTTCGTTCCTCCCACACTCGATGAAGTAAAGGCATACTGCAACGAGAAGGGATACAAAGTGAATCCTGAACGGTTCGTTGCCTTCTATGCGAGTAAGGGATGGAAGGTAGGGAATCAATCCATGAAAGACTGGCGTGCTGCGGTGGTTTCCTGGGAGCAGAGGAGAAAAGAAGAAGCTGTGCCAACTAACCAGGACAGCACCAATGATGTCGGGGATGTATTCAGCAAAGCTTTAAGCAAAATGAAGGAGCATAGAGAATGAAACCTATTGAGATATGGATGATGAGATACCATGACATGAAGGTGTTGGTAGCAGTGCCAAAGGTGAAGCCTGGCATCAACTATCTCACTTTCACGAAGGATCCCAACAGAAAAGGAATCATCTATTCATTCGATGGTGACAAGGTCATGGATGAATGCACTGTCACTTCCAATGGGAAGATAAAGTGCTATGAAGTGCCTTACAACTGGCTGACTGAAGAAGAGGATAAATACGCAAAGCGTGTTGAAGATAACACTACACGCACATACAAGATAACCATTGAGGAGCTGAGATACAGATGACACTTGTTGAAGCAAAGAAAGACCTTGAGAAGTTTGTAGAACTCAAGACCACATTAAGGCCGACATTTGTTGATGTGCTTCTAAACACAGAAGAAGTAAAGCATGGGCATTGGAATGACAAGAGCGTGGCATTTTATAGAAAGTGTTCTGAATGTGGATGTTGTGTAGAGTGGGATAAAAAGCCCTTCTTGTTTGGAAAGGGCGATTATAACTATTGCCCCAACTGTGGGGCAAAGATGGATGAGGTGAGCGTATGATTTACTGTGTAAACTGTCTTAGATATGACTACTGTTCAGCACGAAGAATATGTATTAACCCACCATTTGGGTATTGTACACGATACCAACCTAAAAGTGGGTACGAAACGAAGATGGACGAATCTAAAGAGCAAACCAAAGAAAGGAGAGAAGATGATAGTGACAGATGACGGATACTCCCTCTCCTACAGCCATAAGGATAATAGGATAGTTATAGGACTTCCTATCACATGGGAAACACATCCGTTTACCACATTGGTAGAACCATCATATCCCATAAGAAACCATAAAGAAGAGTTGTCAGAGGGAGAACAAATGATAATCCTTGCGGTGGTTAAGCAGATAGTAAAGACACACGAAAAAGAAGACGAGGTAGAAAAATGAGTGGCTGGCGGATGGAAGAGTTTAACGGACAGAAGATATTTGTATACAGCAATGACGAACCGGATCCTGCGGAACCGGAACAGCCTAAATGTATCGAATGCGGAAAGATTCTTCCTCCGGGAAGAAAAAGATACTGTTCAGATCTCTGTGCATGGAAGCATCACCACGGACAGTGGGATAAGTACAGTAAGCCAAAAGCAAAACCAAAAGTGAAGCAGAAGAAATGCCCTGTCTGCGGAAAGCCAATAGACCAGGGCAGATTCTGTTCAGAAGAATGTGATGAATTCTGGAATCGGATGCTGAAGCTATCGCAAAGCAAAGGACCATCCGCGCATGAAACTATGTCGGACAAAACACCGACCAGGAGCGCGGGATGGGATGAGATAGCAAAGAAGGCAGAAGAAGCAGGAATGAGTTACGGACAATATGTAGCGAGGTATGAAAAATGAAAATCGTTGTGACCAGCTGTGACAAAAATTCGGATACATGGTATCCGTTCCATCATTGTATGGAGAAGTATTGGCCTAATCATCCGAAGGTAGTTTACTCTACCGAAACAAGAGTCAATCCGTACTATACGACAGTATGCAAAGAATATCCTGTATCTGCATGGACAAGGCGTATAAGAGAAACGCTGGAAACCATACGCGACAAAGAGGTCCTGCTGATAGTGGATGATGCATTCATCAGAAGACCGGTAGATGTGGCAAGAGTAGCTGTTGCGATAGATACCATGAAGAAGGATGACACTATTGCGTGCATCAACTTTGAGAAGAAATACGATTTCCTCAATGATGCATACTCAGATGATTTCCTGAAGCGCAGGAACGGAGCGCCCTGGCAAGTAAGCATCCAGTGCGGATTATGGGATAGGAAGAAGCTGATTGATGTGCTGGAAGGTGAACGGGATCCCTGGACAGTTGAGAGATTGCAGCCAAGCAAAGGCTATACATATCTAATCAACAACGGGGATTACATCATCGATTACGGGTATATCACTCATGTATATTTTGGTCTGCATAATGGAAAATGGATGCCGGAAGTAGTGCCATTCTTTGAAAGAGAAGGTATCGAGGTAGACTATTCGCGGGGTTTCAACGGATGATGTGGTGGGTAGTAGCAGGAGCATTCTTTTTTCTTATCGCTTTGGTCTGTTATGCGTGCGTTGTGGTAGGTAGCAGATATGACAAAGACGATTAACCATTTCACTATCGATGAGAAGCTTCCAAGCTTGAATGATGTAATTGCTAAGAACAGGGCAAACAAAATGATGGGCGCAAAGCTTAAGAAAGAGATACAGGCAGATATACTTACGTATATTCGTATAGCTGTACTCCGGGGAGAATTGGTACCCCAGCAGAAGAAATGCACGCTATCAATCACCTGGCATGAAAAGACCAAGCGCCGAGATGTAGATAACATCCAATCCGCGCAGAAGTTTATCCTGGATGCAATGGTAGACGGTGAGATCCTGCAGGATGATTCGCGCAAATACGTCACGCAGATATACCATCAGATAGTGGATGACACCAGGGATTATGTGGAGGTGTACATCAATGACGCCATATGAAGTAAGGTCCTATATGTCGCAAGGCTGGAAGATACGGAAGGAGCTTGGAGCAAAGCTGAATGCGATGGAAGAACTTCGGAGCATGGCAGAAAAGACAACAGCATCATTCTCCCTTACTCCAAGAGCATCAGGAGATGTATCCTCAAGAGTAGAATCATATGCTATCCGCATCGTTGAGATGCAGGAGGATATGGAGGAATCATACATCCAGCTTGTGGAGATACAGAGCAAAACACAAAAGATGATTGAACTTGCTGAGGACCCTATCCAGCGTGCAGTGCTGACTGAGTATCATCTGAATGGAAAGACCGCGGAGCAGACAGCGGAAGAGATTGGCTATTCACTAAGACAGATATGGCGGATAATGAACAGCGCATATGAAACCATATCCGCGAAGTTGACATAGTATGTCACAAAAGGTCTGTGATAATCTGTATACTGAAGAGGAAGCGTTGGAGAGATCTGACGCTTCTTTTTCATTTATCCTTCCGTGAAAAGGACAAAGTGGGTTAGTGACAGGCCTTGTGTGATAGGGGTGGGAATCTGCTTGTCACGATTCAGGGAGGTGCAAGATGGCTGCATCCTGGGCGCAGAAGTTTTACGGGTCCGCACAGTGGAAGAAGTGCCGTTCAGGATTCCTTGCATATAAGCGGGGCCTGTGCGAGAGATGCCTGGCTAAAGGCCTAATAGTTGCAGGATATCACGTCCATCACAAGATATATCTCACGCCGGAGAACATAACAGATCCTGCTGTATCACTCAACTGGAATAATCTTGAATTGCTTTGCGATAAGTGTCATGAAGAAGAACACTCCCGTCATCACAGCAAAGGAAGAATGACGATAAATAAAGACGGAACCGTAACTGGAAGGGAAGTTGACACAAGATAACACTGAAAAGGCATCGTACCGGGGTAATGTTTGTGAAAAATCTGCAAAAATCACAAAAACAAGGTGCGGAAGCGGAGAAAAAATCCGCCAACCTGCGCCACACCACTGCGATAGGCCCCCTATGATGGAAAAAGGTGGGCGCCCTCAATCTACCCGGTGCAGTGAAGGTTAGAAGAATTGGGCGGAGTCGCGTGTAATGACCCTACCCAAACAGGAGGTGAGCCGAGTTGGCCAAAACCAAAGGGAAATCCCCGGAACAAATCGAGATAGACCGGCTGACTGTTCTGTATCAGGACCTTCCGCCGAAAAAGTTTGCGCTTGCCCAGGGATTGATTCAGCAAGCTGCGCGTTTAAAGGTGCGCCTGGACAATTTGTGGAAAGATATCGAAGAAAACGGTGAGTATGAGTGGTTCACGCAGAGTGAACGCACAGATCCGTATCAGAGAGAGCGTCCTTCAAGCAAAACATTCACCGCGACAGATAAAAACTATCAGAGCATCATGCGTCAGCTGACGGACCTTCTTCCGAAGGAGGAAGCAGTTGAGATTGATGAGCTGGAAGAGTTTAACAAGCAATACGAATGAACTACATCCTTCAATACTATCAGCAGGTTAAGGACGGATCCGTTGTTGTTGGTGAATGGGTAAGGCTGGTATATGAATACATCGTGCATGGCCTGGAGGAAAAGAGATTCTTCTATGACGCCAAAAAAGCGAACCATGCCATAACCTATATCGAGAGATACTGTCATCATGCAGAAGGTGCGCTGGCTCCTCAGTTGATAAAGCTGGAGCTTTGGCAGAAAGCATTTGTTGCGTGCATATTCGGAATCGTTGGTGAAGATGGATTGCGCCAATTCCGCGAGATCTTCCTGGTCGTTGGAAGAAAGAACGGAAAGAGTTTGCTGTTATCTGCAATAGCTTCATATTGCGCATACAGTGACGGGGAATATGGCGCGAGAGTATACTTCACTGCCCCAAAGCTGGAACAGGCATCCATCGCATTTGATGCGTTCGTGGAAACAGTTAAGAAGGAGCCGGTGCTTTGGAAGAAATCTAAAAAGCGCAGGACGGATGTATATGTGGAATCCACTAATACCGTCATAAAGCCTTTGGCATATTCTTCCAGGAAGAGTGACGGTCTTAACTGCTCATTGGTAGTGGCAGACGAGATTGCATCATGGGATGCTGCCAACGGACTAAAGTATTATGAGGTCCTTAAATCTTCACAAGGCGCAAGAAAACAGCCTTTGATGATAAGCATATCTTCCGCGGGATACGTGAATGAAGGACCGTATGATGAGCTGTTTAAGCGTGCCACAAGGCTCCTGAAGGGAGATTCCAGGGAAACGAGATTGCTCCCGGTCATGTACACCATTGACGATATACAGAAATGGGATGATGTGAATGAGTGGCAGAAATCGAATCCCAATATGGGTGTATCAATCTCTGTCGATTATCTACTGGATGAACTGGCAGTGGCTGAAGGATCCCTATCAAAGAAGGCCGAATTCATCACCAAATATTGCAACATCAAACAAAGCAGCAGCCAGGCATGGTTGAATGCTGTTGATGTAGAGAATGCTTGCGGTGAGAGGATCCTGGCGGAAAGGTTCCGCGATTGTTATGCAATATGCGGAATAGACTTATCAAGAACAACAGACCTGACTGCCGTTATGTTCCTTGTGGAGCAGAACGGCATCATACATATATTTGGCGAATTCTATCTTCCGGCCGAGAAGCTGCAGGATGCTATCGCACGTGACGGAATCCCTTATGACATCTATGTACAGAAGGGATGGCTGCGCCTGTCCGGAGATAACGTCATCGATTACCAGGACTGCCAGCGATTCATACAGGAAATGATTACGGTATACCATATCTACCCACTCAGAGTAATGTATGACCGGTACAGCGCACAGTACCTCATAAAGGACCTGGAGGCAAACGGCTGCCTTACTGATGACTGTCATCAGGGGTACAATATGACGCCTGGCATCAGGGAATTTGAAGGACTGCTGAAAGACCGGAAGATAGATATTGGCGATAATGACCTTCTGAAGATACATCTGTTGAACGCAGCTCTTCAGAACGAAAGACAGACCGAGAGAGTTAAACTGGTCAAATATAACCAAACTGCGCACATAGATGGTGTCGCAGCTATTATCGATGCCATGATTGGCAGACAGAAGTATTGGGCCGAGATAGGTCCGCAACTGATTAACAACAGAGGAAATCGAGCATGAGCTTACTGGACAAGATCTTCCCAAAAAAGGAAAAGGAACGGATCCTGTACGAAAACACTTACTTCAAAGGATTGTCACTTTACGAACCGAGGTTCAGCACATGGGGCGGAGCAGTATACGAATCTGACCTTGTAAGAGCATCCATTGATGCTGTTGCGAGAAGATACGCCAAGATGAATGTGAGGATGCATGGAAGCGCTAAGCCTACTATGCAGACCGCGTTACGTCATAGGCCGAACGCATATCAGACCTGGTCGCAGATGCTTTACCGCACCGCGACTATTTTGTTCACACAGAACACCTGCGTTATCGTTCCGGTGAAAGACAGATACGGAGATGTGAAAGCGATATATCCACTCCTCCCTGAAAAATGCACTATCCGCGAATATAACGGAGTGCAGTATCTGCGCTTTGAATTCTCACATGGGCAGAATGCAGCGCTTCCGTTAAGTGAATGCGGTATCCTCACAAGGTTCCAATATAGAAGCGATTTCTTTGGTGAGAAGAATGAAGCTGCACTCAAGCCGACAATGGAACTGGTACACATACAGAACCAGGCTATTGAAACGTCTGTTAAAAACGCTGCTTCTTATCGTTTCATCGCACAGCTGTCCAACTTTGCGACAGATGAGGACCTTGCGAAAGAGCGCGACAGATTCACAGAGCAGAACCTGCGCCAGGGGAGCGGTGGAGTGCTGCTGTTCCCCAACACATACAAGGATATCCGGCAAATAAACAACACGCCGTACATCGTATCTGCTGATGAGCAGAACCTCATTGAAGAAAACGTATACAGATACTTCGGCGTAAACAAGAAGATCCTGGAGAACTCAGCTGATGAGGATATGGAAAACGCATTCTATACCGGCATCCTGGAATGGTTGTCCATACAGACATCTGAAGTGCTGACTAATATGCTGTTCACTGATATTGAGCAGTCATATGGTTCCTACATTGAGCTGAACGCAAACCATATGGAACATATGAGCATGAAATCAAAGCTTGAATTCGTGAAAGCGATGATGGACCGCGGTGTTCTGATGATAGATGACGTCCGCGCACTGTTTGACCTTGAAGCAATGGCTGACGGTAACGGACAAAAAACGCCTATTAGAGGTGAGTATTATTTCCTGGAAGAAGGTAAACCGGGAACACAGACAATAACGGAGGAAGATGAAAATGCCGTATCTGCCGAATGATAGAGAGTACCGCGCAATGCCCATGCTGACGCGTGAGCCTGACGCGGAAACCGAATACAGAGTTGAAGGATATGCAACGACCTTTGAGGATCCATATCCTTTGTTTACTTGGGAAGGCGTTGACTATTTTGAGAAGATAGACCGCAACGCCATTGACGAGAATACTGTGATGGATGATGTTATCTTCCAGTATGACCATCAGGGAATGGTATATGCCAGGATGCATAACAACACTTTGCAGGTATCCTCAGACGACCATGGTTTAAAGGTGGTCGCAGATTTAAGTAAGACCGCGGACGCCCGGAATATGTATGAAAACATAATGTCCGGAAATGTGTATCAGATGTCCTGGGCGTTCACAGTTGATAAAGACGATTTCGACAAGGATACTCACACGCGCACTATCCGTCATATCAAGAAGATGTATGACGTCAGCGCAGTAAGTATTCCTGCGAATCCGTCAACTGAGATTTCGATTGCGCAGCAGCGCATCCAGGGAGCTATGGAAGAGCTGCGCCAGGAGTTGGTTGAACGCGAGAGAAAAATCAAAACATTGAAAATCTTAGCGGAGGTTTATAAATGAACCTGAAAGAAATGGAAGCAGCTGTCCTTGAAGAAAGAAAAGTTGCTATCTCCAAAGAATGCGAAGCTGAAGGCGCAGATCTTGATGCTCTCCTGGAAGAGGTAAGAGCTATCAATGAGGAGCTTGAAGCACGCAAGGCTGAAGAAGCCAAAAAAGAGGAACTTCGCAATCTTGTAGCTACTGAGGAAGTTGGCACCGAGGTTGAGGAAGTTGAATTCAAAAATAATATTGAAGAGGAAAACACTATGGAAATTCGTAATTCCAAAGAGTACATTGATGCTTTTGCAAATTACATCAAAACAGAAGATGCTTCTGAGTGCCGTGCGCTTCTCACCGAGAACGGTTCCGGCAGCGTTGCAGTTCCTGAGTTTGTCGCTGATATCGTAAGACATGCCTGGGAAGAGGAAGAAATCATGTCTCTTGTTACAAAGAGATATGTAAGGGGCAATTATAAAGCTACATTCGAGATCTCCGGAACTGATGCAACAGTTCACACCGAAGGTGCAGACCTTGATGAAGAGACACTGTATCTTGGTACAGTAGAGATGATTCCGAGAAACATTAAGAAATGGATCTCAATCAGTGATGAAGTATATGCTCTCCGCGGTGAAGAGTTCCTTCGTTACATCTATGAAGAGCTTGCTCACAAGGTCGCAAAGAAAATGGCCGATGAGCTTCTTGCAAAAATTGCAGCTTGTGGAACAACGTCTACCGCTACCTGCGTAGGAGTACCGGTATACACCGCTTCCTCCATCTCAGTCGGCACTGTTGCTGCTGCAATGAGCAAACTGTCCGGTGAAGCTAATAGGCCTGTTGTTATAATGAACAGACAGTCCTGGGGTGCTTTCAAAGCTGCTCAGTATGCTGCAAGCTATCCTGTAGATCCGTTTGAAGGCCTTGATGTTAAATACAACGATTCTATGACTGCATTCGCCAGCGCATCAACTGGTGATACATATGCTATCGTTGGTGACCTGGGATATGGCGCACTTGCCAACTTCCCGGAGGGTGACGACATCATGTTCAAGTTCGACGATATCTCTCTTGCTCATAAGGACCTTATCAAGGTTACAGCACGTGAGTTCGTTGGTCTTGGCGTTGTTGCACCTAACGCATTCGTCAAAATCGTTAAATAATTAGCTCTTTATCTACGGAAGGATAAGACAATGGAAAACAAAAAAGTGTTGATAGCTGTACCGTGTATGGACATGGTATCTGCGCAGTTTTGTCAGTCGCTTGCAACTTTAAAAAAGTACGCTGACACTAACGTTGTGTTTCAAATAGGTTCACTTGTTTATACATCCAGGAACAACCTCGCAGGAATTGCTGTGAAAGGCGCATACGATTATGTCTTTTGGCTGGATTCAGACATGGTGTTTGCTCCGGAGACATTAGGATATATGGTTGATGTGCTGGAAGAAAAAGACCTTGATATATTGTCAGGTCTGTACTTTAGAAGGCAACCGCCTTTCACTCCTGTAGTATTCAGCAAACTTAAGATAGATGAAGAGGGATGCCATTGGGAAAACCGTGATGACATCCCTTCTTCACTGTTTGAGTGTGAAGGAATAGGATTCGGATGCGTTCTCATGCGCACCGGAGTTTTCGTTGATGTATTCAACAAGTATGGCGCTCCGTTTACTCCGATTGCCGGAGTAGGTGAGGACTTGTCCTTCTGCTGGAGAGCAAGAGAGATGGGATACAAGATTCACGTAGATCCGCACGTGCTATTAGGCCATGTAGGGTATCAGCTGGTAACAAAACAATTCTATGACGTATACAAAGGGAAATTAGATGTTAGCAATAGTGAAGTTAGCGATGAGGATAAGCACGACAGCGTATGACAGCGAGATTGAGCGCTTGATAGCTGCTGCGTGTGCTGATTTAGGCATCGTTGATGTTGTTGCGACCACTTCAACAACAGATCCTATACTGCAACAGGCGATAATCACATATTGCCGTTTGAACTTCGGCACTCCGGAGGATTACGTACATCTGAAGGCTTCATACGATGAGCAGAAGGCTCAGCTTATGACGGCACAAGGATACGGCATTATTCTCACACCAGCGGAGGCCTAAGATGATTCGCGCAGATGTGATAGAGCTGATGGATGAGCTGCCGCATGGGGTATTCGATTACGATTACCCTATGAAAAGGCAGGTGTTCGCGGAAATACGTTCAGTCAAACAAAGCGAATTCTATAAAGCTCTTAATGACGGCATTGAACCGCAGTACGTATTTGTTCTGACGGATTATGCGGACTACAACGATGAGAAGCTCATCAAGTACAACGGCAAATTCTATGATGTTATACGTACGTATACGCCTGTTGACGGGCAGACCATTGAGATAACCGTAAGGAAGCATGAGGTGAACGGATGACATTCACAGAATTAGGAGCAAAACTGAACGAACTGACAGTAGGTTATACGCCTATGCCTTTCGCGCATTTTGCCTGGGCATCCGCACCGAAAGGTGATTACGGAGTATACGGAGAAGATGGTGCAGACCAATTCCAGGCTGATAACCGGTATGGTGAACACGTCATGACCGGGAGCGTTGATTGGTTTACAAGATCTGATGACGAGCGCGGACGTGATGCTATTGAAGCACTGTTCAAATCCCTTCAGGATACGGAATGTTTTGCCTGGTATCTCAATACCATTCAATACGAAAATAACACACACTTTCTGCACTACGAATGGATAGTTGAGGTGGCGTGATGGGATACAAGGTATACACCAAAGGATTTGAGGATCTTGAGCTTCAGATATCAGAATACGGCAAAAGAGTAACTCCGTTGATGAAGCGTGCGGTGTATGCAGGAGCAGGACAGATAGCGGACAATGTCCGCACGAATCTCAATTCTGCAGTATCCAGCAAAGCTACCGGAGAACTTGCCAACTGCATCAACATCAACAAGATTGTTGCAAAGAACGGTGTGGCTTATACATCTGTCGGTTTTGATGGATATATAGGTCCGTACAATGCGCCGGCACCATTAGTAGCTGCAGTCCTGGATTCAGGCAGATCTGACCAGCCAGGACGCAAAAAGACTCACTTCTTTTCCAAAGCTGTGAAGGCAGCACGTATCAGTGCGCTGGAAGCTATGAAAACAGAAGTTTACAGATACTTAGACGAACTAAATAACAAATAGGAGTAACAAACTATGGCATATGTTACAACAGGCTTTAGCCTTCCATATGTTGCTAAATACGCAAATACCACTGGTACTAACGTATTCTCCGATGGAATCAAACTCGCAAGGGGCGTCAGCGTCAGCGTTGATGCAGATGTTGTTGATGATAACAACTTCTACGCAGACAACATCCTGGCTGAAACAGAAAACGGTGTTGTCAGTGGCGGAACCGTCACGCTCACTGTTGATGGATTGAGTCCAGCTGCACGCAGACTCATCATGGGCCTTCCGACAGCAAACACAGCAGGATGGACCTCATACGGTGACAGCGCTGTTCAGCCTTATGTCGGTGTCGGATTCCTCAGACGCACAATGAACAACGGTGTTACAAACTGGTGGGCCGTTGTGTTCCCCAAGTGCAAATTCGCATTTGATGAGGATAACGCAGAAACACAGGAAGAGCAGATTGACTGGCAGACAACTGAGCTTGAAGCCACATTCATGCGTGATGATACTGCAAACCATGCATGGAAATATGTGAACGACACACCCTACACGACTGAAGCTCTTGCTGAAGCTGCTCTCAAAACATTCCTGAGCATTACTTAATCAGGGAAGGAAACGGAAGGATATGGATTTCAATTTGATGGGTACGAAAGTACCGCTGGCTTATACGATAGGAGCGAAGAAAGCTCTTTTGGAAGCTTTCGGTTCAACGGATGCGCTTCAGGCTGCATTCCTTACTGAGAGCGATGTAGAACTTGCCATGAATGCAGCTAAGATAGGTGCCATCATGGCGAACGCTGAGTATGACCTGCAGAGAGCGAAGAGCGTCCTGCTGGGTACAGAAGTAACAGCTAAACCGATAAAAGAAGAGGACCTTTTTGCGGTCCTGGATGTTAGGCTGACACTGGATCTGATTGAATCCATAACCGGAACCGTCAGGGAATCCAATCAAACAACATTTGAAACTAAGGATGAACCTGGAAAAAAAGCAGAAGCCACGCACGAGTCAGAGTGACGACTGCGTGGCTTATTGGCATCGGACTGAAAATGAGCATGAGATATCAGGAGATCCTGAACATGACACCCGGTGAGATGATAGACTGCGCTACGTGTTATGCGATTGCAAACGGTGCCAAAGAGCGAAACACTTATACGTTTGATGAAATAATGGAGATGCGTTGATGGCAGGATCTATAAGAGCGCAGCTGAAACTGGAAGGCGGCAGAGAGTTCGCAAATGAATTCAAAAATGCGGCGTCTGCAATCAAATCAGCAAATGCTGAGCTGGGATATTTCACAACTGAATTAAAGGCGAACGGAAAAAGCCAGGATGCATTGCAGGGCAAAACAAAAGCCATGCAGAGCGCTTTTGATGCGGAGCAGAAGATTATCGATTCTCTCACAAAGCGCATTGAAGAATTAAAGAATATGACCGGTCAGGACACGACACAGGCTGTTGATGAACTGACCGCTGAATTATATAAACACAAGACTGCACAGGCGCAGCTGGGTGACCAGGTCGATGATACGACTGAGGATTTTGACGAGTTTGGCAGACAAATCGGTGTATCCTCTGCAGTGATGTCCAAGATGCTGGACATTGCCATTGAGATTGGCAAAAAGCTGTTTGAGATAGGCAAAGATGCTGTCCAGTATAACGCGCAGATGGAATCCTATTCGCGCACGATTGAAGCTTTTTTCACGACCTCAGGACAGTCTGCTGAGGAAGCTTCTGCAAATACTGCTGAACTGATACAGAATCAGAAGGAGCTGTCACTTCAGATAGGCATTGGTGTTGATAAACTCATTGACGCTAACAAGATGCTTATCGCTTCCGGAGTGAACGGGAACAAATCTCAACAGGCAGTATCTGCCCTGGCAAAAGCAATCATCGCTACCGGCGGAGGAAATGAAGAGCTGTCACGTATGGCTCAGAACCTGCAGCAGATAAGTAATACCGGCAAAGCAAGCACTCAGGATATGAAGCAGTTTGCGATGGCCGGTGTTGATGTTTATGGCCTTATGACTGAAACGACAGGGAAGACTGTCGAGCAGTTGAAGGAAATGGACATCACTTTCGATATGATTGTTGATGCCCTGGATAACGCAACGCAGGAAGGCGGAAAGTTTTATGAAGCTTCTCTTGTCGGTGCTGAAACCCTTAACGGAAAGATAGGGATCCTGCAAAGCACTATCAAGGATAGGCTGGGTACTGCATTTCAGCCATTCAATGATGCTTTGCGCGATGATATCCTTCCGCGAGTTATGAAACTCGTTGACGAGATAGACTGGAACGCTGTCGGCCAGGCAATGGCAGATGCTGCCAATCTTGCGACAGATGCTTTCGGCATATTGGCTCAGACCGTCAGCACATTGGCTGAATCCTACGTTACTATCAAAGGCGCTATTGAGGATTGGGGCAACGTATCTGACAGAGTGACGAACGATGTTTCCAACAACTATCTTGGAACAGCGGGAGCGTTCAAGAAGGCATACGATGAGCATCAGCGATTTGCTTCCGGTACGCAGACTGGCATGGACACTATCATCAATAAGACTTCTCAGGTGAATAAATCCATCGCAAATATGCCGACAACATGGTCTGCAGGAGCGCCGAAAGCACAAGCAGCAGGACAGACGCTGGCGAACTCGTTGCAGCAGCCTTTGAATTCTGCTGTTGGTTCTTCAAGCAGATACGGTGCTGATTTTGCCGATGGACTGGCAAGCGGAATGAACAGCAGAGTGGGAGTCGTTAGTTATGCAGCCGGCACCCTGGCGAATGCTATAAGGAGCGTTTTACACTTCTCACGTCCGGATGTAGGTCCTTTGCATGATTATGAGAAATGGATGCCTGATATGGTCGCAGGATTATCAGAAGGCATCTATGAGAACTTATGGCGTATCCAGGACGCGTCAAAGGCTGTTGCTGCTACATTGGCAGCTCCTCAGATGGTGGCCAACTATAACGGAGGTATCAGTATGACTGTGAATGCTGCTCCCGGACAGAATGCGCAGGAGGTAGCTGATGAAGTTATGACCAGGATCCAGCGCGCTACACAAAGGAGGGTCGCAGTATGGGCGTAAATTATCTGTATTACGGCGGGAAAGTATCTACGGATTTCGGCATCCGCGTTGAGAGATGGCCTGACTACTATGTGCCTTCACGTGTAGTAAGTGAGATAACTGTTCCGGGAAGGAACGGAGATCTGATACAGGATACCGGTGCTTATTCCAATTTTGATAAGAGCTATGACTTGTATTTCAACGCAAAAGGGAACGGATTTCACGATATGGCCAGAGCTATAACGACCTGGCTGTGCAGTGACGGAGGATACCGGCGTCTGGAAGATTCATATGACCCTGATGTATTCCTGATGGCAAGAGTATCTAATCAGGAGATGCTGCGGAACTGGATGAATATGTACGGACGTACAACGGTGACATTCAACTGCAAACCGCAGCGCTTTCTGAAAATTGGTGAAGAAGAAATGTCGCTCACATCAGGTGAGGATATCTTCAACGCATGGATGCCTTGTTATCCCATTTTCAAATTAACAGGAAACGGCACATTGAATGTCAACGGAAATACGATAGGGATCTCCAACAACCTGAACAAGACAATCGTGATTGATTGTGATACGCAAAACGCCTACACAGGCACAGAAAATCGTAATGGTGATATCTATGTCACAGGAGAATTTCCGTTCCTTGTAAGTGGGGAAAATGAGATTACATTCAATAACACTTGCTCAATGATTCCAAGGTGGTGGACGCTATGAAGCCTATATTATTTCCTTCTACGGCTACTACCTTTACTTCACAAGGTTTGGGAGTGCTTTCGGATTGCATCTCTTGTGTGGTAAGAGAAGAGCGAAATGGTGAGTATGAGCTGACGATGGAATACCCTGTCGGTGGTATCCATTATGACGAGATAGAGGACAGAGCGATAATATACGCTATTCCTTCTCCGTACAGAACTCCTCAACCATTCAGGATCTATTTGAGTGAATCACCGATAAATGGAGTGGTCACATTCCATGCACATCACATCTCATACGACTTAAGCGGAATCCCTGTTGAGCCTTTTACGGCTTCAACTTGTGCGGATGCTTTGGATGGATTAGTGACAAATTCGGTGGTGACGAATCCTTTTACAGTAGACACCGATAAATCGGTCACAGGAACGTATAAATTGTCCGTACCTACATCGTTTCGGTCATGTTTAGGTGGAGAACAGAACTCCATTTTGGATGTCTACGGAACAGGAGAATATGAGTTTGATAAATACTCCGTTTATCTTCATCTTCATAGAGGAAGTGACAATGGAGTAAAAATCGCTTACGGAAAAAACCTCACCGACTTCAATATGGAGCGGAATCTTGAATCCATAATCACAGGGGTATATCCGTATTGGTCAAACATAGATGAGAACACTTTAGTTACTTTAACCAACAAGGTCATCCCAATCTATGATGTGAATAATCCAGCTTATCTATTGGATTCAGGTGGGAATTATTTGCTTGATAGTGACGGAAAATACTTGCTGGTCATGAATCCGTTTCCGTTTGATAATATCCTTCCTCTTGACTTGTCTTTGGAGTTTGAAGAACAACCTTCTGAAGATGAGTTAAAGGCTAAAGCGGAAGAATATATCAGGAATAACGATTTAGGTGTACCGAAAGTATCTATCAATGTATCTTTTGTTGATTTGGCTTCAACGGAAGAATACAAGGATTTAGCTGTACTTGAAGAAGTAGACCTTTGTGATACTGTCACAGTAGAGTTTCCTCTGTATGGGATATCCGTTAAAGCGAAGATAGTTTCAATAGAAACAGATTGTCTGTTAGAAAAGTACAACGAGGTCACCATTGGAAACTATCGCTACACCATCGCTGATACATTGGCAAATCTCACTTTTAATCAGGTTACAAAAGGCGAGATGAAAGTGGGAAATCAAAAAGCGGCAGATGTAATCAATAATACCAAAGGTGTATTTGAGTGGATTGATAACAATGCAGACGGAGAAAATGAAGGCTTCACCATTTACGAAAGCGAAGGTGTTGCCTTTTTACGTTGTACGGCTGGTGGTATAGGAATATCGGAAGATGGTGGATTGACCTATTCCAATGCAATCACAAAATATGGAGTAACGGCATCGAAGTTGTCCATTGAAGCGAACGGAAATCAGTTATTGATTGCTGATGATGGTGATGACGGAGATGAAGTATTCCTCAAGATGTATCACCCACTTTCGCAAACGGAAGTATTCTCTGCAAGAGCATATCCAAGTAGAAACGCATATCAAACTATGCAGATAACCAAACTTGCATTAAGTGATGCTCATAGTGGTAGGTCATGGCTCGAAATGATGAGTACCTATTATCCTCTGCAAGATACTACGAACAGTTATCTTGCCATGAGGAATATCAATGACAATAGCGTTGGGATCTACATGAGAGCATACAACAATGATGATTCAAGGGATGCCAATATTGAGTTTGTCGATAGTAGTAACAACACTTTGGTTGAAGTTGGATACACGAATGATGTGCCATATATAAACATGAAAGATAGTGGTGGCACTGTGCGGAAGTTGGTTGTAAAGACGGCAACGATAAGCGGAACTACCATTCACTATTTGGGGTACTGATATGACTATTACAGAAAAGGAAATTGAAGTTATCCTCAACACTTTGGAACGTATCGAAGTGCATGGATACGAAAACATGGATAAACTCATGGCACTAATACAATTCTTCAAAAAGAAGGGAGAGCAGAATGGCAACGTATCAGTTGAGTGAATCAGGTGCAACAGTTGATGCTCTTTTAGATCTGATAGGGAATGATGCTCTGACTACTACGGCTCAAACCCTTACAGGAGCAATCAACGAGTTGGATACAGACAAGATGCCCAAGAGTGGTGGTGATTTCACAGGAGCAATCAGCGTGAACTCAAGTGCCGTTGTGACGGCAAGTGACCTTGCTGTTCAGGAAATTGAATTAACGGCAAACGCAACAAACGTTAATTCAATCGGAGCAAGTACAAGGGCATACCGAATAGGGAGAATGGTTTTTGCTACGCTCTACACGCAAATCAAGGCAGATGTTGCGGCTGATGCTGAATTGATATCAGGCCTACCCGCTCCGTTGGGTAACACTTCTGTTTTCTTCCCTGCGGTTGTGAATAGTGGGAACTATGCTTATCGAATGAAAGTGGATACCAACGGAGTGATACGGCCTGTAAATGCAGTGGCATCATCACAGGCATGGTATGTAGCGTGTTTCTCCTACATATCGGCAACGTAAGAGGTGGATAAGATGACATTGAGTTTAGAGCAAATCAGCTTGTTTCTTGGTATCCTTGTTGCCATCTGTACTCTTCTCGACATGA